CGAAGAAGGCGGCGGAGGAGAAGGAGCTCGATAAGTATGTCAAGGATGCGCACGCTAACCTCAGCGAGGAGGCGAAGCGGGAGCCGCGCGCGGTCCAGGGTCCGAGAGATCACAAAGAAACCGAGATGAAGCCACACGAAAGTTCCGTGGCGGAGGCGAAGTCCAATGCGGTGGAATTGGCGAAGAAGGTCCCCTACAAAGTGTCGTGGGAGGGCGGCGAGGATAAGGAGGTGACAGTAACATTGGAAGAATTAAAAAAGTTTGATGGTAAAAACTATGTCGGTCTCACGTCTGACGAAGTTAATGAGTTGTACAACTTGGATCAATTTAAGGAAAGTGAATTTGATGGACGTGTTTATGTAGATGATCCGGTGCCCACAGATTGTAACATTGTGGGAGGGTATAATACGAATACGAATGACAATCCTGTGTGGAACTACATGGTTGATTGTGACCCCATAATTAATACAACGGGGCGCTCAGGGGAAGGGAATATAAAAAAAGGTGTAAAGAATGTCTATAGTATTCCCGGAAAAGACGGGGAAGAAGAAAACAAGTGGCTTGAGCGCCAGAAAGAGGGCGCGAGGTTGCGAAAGTTGCGAAAGAGGAATTTATCTAAACCGGATTTATCTAAACTGGAAGAAGGCACTCTAATCCTGGTCGATCAAGGCAGAGAAGAGCGGTTGGGTAAGTATATAAAAAGTGAAAGACAATACTACGGTTTTAAAAAACACTACATCCATTTTCTAGGTGAAAAGGTGGAAACGATAAATAAATCATCGAACTGGTCAGCAGAGATCGATGAAATACAAAAATATGTCAGGGAAAATGGTTCGAAACTGGGTGAAATAGAAAATTATAAATACGTGGAATTAGAATAAGGACCCTCCTGAGTAAGAATATTAAAAACGATGATGATCAATTAAGTAATGAATACATAATCCAAACATCAACGAACAAAAATTTGTGAATAACAGACATTTTAGAGTATATTCCTTCGGTTTCTGAGTAACAGTTGTTGTGGTTTCTCGCATTTTATTATATTTTTTGACTATCTTTTTAAATATTTATACCGTTAAAGTATATAAAACATATGATATATTTACTAATAAATGAGTAGAATATCATGGGATGAATACTTTTCAAAAATAGTTATGACAACATCAGAAAGATCTCCGTGTGAAAGGTTACAAGTGGGGTGTTTACTTGTGAATGAGAATCGAATCGTAAGTCAAGGATACAATGGTTTTTTACCGGGGTGTCCTCATGAATCGATTGTTCGTGATAATCATGAACAAGCGACTTTACATGCGGAACAGAACGCACTTATGGATTGTGCGAAGAGGGGTGTAAGTTGTAATGGTTGTATAGCATATATAACACATTATCCGTGTATTATATGTACTCGACTTCTTTTAGCAGGAGGGATAAAAAAAATTAAGTATATAAATGATTATAAGAATGATGATCTAGTCAAAAAGTTTACTGAACAATGTAATGTATGTGTTGAGAAGTTATGATTTATATTTGTAGCACCCATTTGTTAACTTTATCTTATTTTCCCTCCATTTCCGCGATGCTTCATCAAAATCAATAATGGGGTAATCCATTCCGATCATCTTTCCTGAACGTAGAATCATGTTTGTGTTTTTTAGAATAATTCTTATGTATTTTTCAAATTTAGAATAGTCGTATCACACTTTCATCAATATTATGAATCCTGAGTATGTGTTTAAATATACTTTTTTTATCTATGTGGTCAAAATCATAAATAAACTCCCATACTTTTCCGTTTGTAACATCAATAATACCACCTTTATTCCATGATCTAAAAGATTCTGTTTTAACTTTCATAGACTTTATATCCGTTACTAAATACCCCGTTACCTGTGATATCCAACCATTGTTAAATTTATCTGACATTGGAACTTTAATATCATAAAGGGTTCTATTTTTTATATCTATCATATCTGAACGCCCAAGTAATCCAAATGTTAAATCTTCACAACCCTCCTTACCCAATCTATGGATTAATTTTTTATCCCTTATTGTTTTAGTATTCTGATGTCTTGATTGATAATCAACATGATCTAAATCATTAATATCTAAATGATCTTGTATAATATTAATATTTGTAAGTATGTCTTTTATGCTTTTGATAGGGGGATTATTCAACCATACATTTAAGCATGGTTTATATATTTCATCATTAATGATTGAGAAAATTAGTGCAATATTCCATATATCATTGATAAGTAGTTTATCTGATTTTTTATAGGATGTGAATGATTCAATAGATTTAATTATTTTGGGGTTGTCAAAAGAATCAGGGAGGACAACATTATACATACCATCTATAAGTTCTTTTATTTCTCCTACTAATTTTTTATTATTTTTATTATCATGAATAATATCTTCGTATTGAGACCTATTACTATTTCCATAAACACCCCTAGAATTTAATTGACAGTCATAAACAATATTTACAAGGTCTATATTATCAGTATAATAGACAGCATCATGTTCGATAAGTTCTAAAAATTTAAGTTGTGAATATATTTCTTGTTCAAATATTCCTGGTATTTCGCATAGTTTTATTAGATGTTCTCTAATATACAATAATTCCCCTAAATTACCCATGATAGGTTGAAGGTATTCTTGTACAACATTAAATTGACACTTTATATCAGTATCAAACACAAGATTTTTTTCTATTTTAATTGTGTTTTCAGGTTCTGTAAATTCTTCATAAATCCTGGAAATAGATATAGTCGGTTCTATTGGCATATATACGGGGTTTTTTATGTATGCCGGTCCACCATTTAAAGATGAAAGGGGTTTGGGAAATTTTTCTATATCAGGAAATTTAACCCTCCATGGAGAAATAAGGGCATCAACATTATCTTTATAAAATCCATCAGGAATATTTGATTTATTATCCCAGGAACATACTGCTAATTTTTCTTTTATGATTTCACATTGGGTCCTTCCAATTACAAGATCTTTAATATATCTTGAAGGTAAATTATTATTAAACCCTACAAATAAATACTCAGTTGAGCGGGATAATCCAACATTGAGAGCAGATACTTCTGTTAATTCTTCCGGTTTATGTATGTGGACTTCCATTGGCAATGATTTCTCAGATAAACCTAGAAAGTAAACAACACGATGACCTTTCCCTTTATCTCCATGTATACTTATCATAACTGTTTTCATACATTTTCCACCAGAATCCATAATATTATCCCAATCTATCTTGTTATGTGATCCATCCCCCTGTGTTTCAAATATTTTTATTCTATTTGGAAAATTTATTGAAGTATAAAATTTATCTAGATTTTCAAATATTTTGTGAAATGTATGGTTACTATTACACTTTTTCATGAGTATACATATATCCCCTGGTGTTATAGTATTATCGTAACCCATTAGACATTTTATTGAAGATGTTATTTGATTCGCGATTATATCTGCTGAACTATTTGAACTTGTCGATGGATGGGTAAACATAATTGGTTTTGTATTAATTCCTTCTTTTTTCATAGGTTTAGCAATAGGGACATTATAACATTCATAAGCACTTTGTGAAAAATATATTTCTTGATTTAATATTTTTTCTAATAGTTTTAAGTGGGATGGTGGACAACGAAAACATTTATCATTATTGTACTCTTTTGCCCCAACTTCATTTTTCCAATGTGTCATTGGATGGATTTCCCCAGAAATACTATGTGTATAAATTGTCTGTAAAAGGTCTCCATATATATTCATTTTTATATATGGAAAAGACAAACATATAGTAATAAGTAAACACGCCCTTTCATATTTCATATCTTGAAATTCATCACTATATACATGTGTACATATATTTTTTGTTTTTGTAATAATATTTGTTAACTTTCCTTTTTTTATATCGATATCCAATTGTGATGCTTTTAAATCATAGTAATCACCGCGTTCTTCTAGAACATTAGATTTATATGATGATAATTGTGTATGGATAAAACCATCCATACTAGATATGTTTATTGATATAAAATCATTCGAAAATATGTAATGACTACCCCTTTTAATAAAATCTAGATTTAGGTAATCCGATAAACGCTTTTTTATTTCTTCAGTGACAGAACCTGTTAAAGTATTGATACAACCATGGAAATGTTTATAGTCTTCTTTATTAAACTTAGAAAGATCATATGTTTTAATTCTACCATATTCAGTATCTTTTAATATAATTTTAATAGATTCAATAGTTTCTACATTTATAGCATCATATATAACTTGTTTGACTAATGTTAGTGTTTTCAGTGATCCAGGGACACCATTTAAAAGTTTAAATGAATTACTATCTTTGATAAGATTTTCTTGTAATAGGAAATCATATTCCATCTGTATAAGTGAAACCGTGTGTTTTTTAGAATAATTCTTATGTATTTTTCAAATTTAGAATTCTTACAGACGCGAATATCTACCAAAATGTTTTTCTAGTGCTGTTAACTTATCATTCGCACATGCCATTTTTTCAAGTAATTGGTCCATTTCATCAATGTGATCAGAATGGTCACTAATACCCACGGGTTTTTCAAAGTAAATGAGTAGAGTTGTTTTATAAGTTTGTATCTCATTTTGATATTTCATTTTGAGAGAAAGATAGAGTTCATTAGAGATGTCGTCCATTGTATACTGTATTAATAGTTACGTTCTTAAATATCTATCTTGTGGTTTCTTTTATAATACTTCTTTTTATAAAATTTTCAATATTCCCCCTTGTTTTTTCCCCTTTAAAATGATAAATAGGACCATCCGTATTAAGGTCTTTTAATGGTATAAAGATGATTGCTGGTATATTTTTGATATTGTATTTTTCAAGTATGAATTTACTTTGATGTTTTTCTTGAATATGATCCATAGTTATTTCATTTTTGAAATCTTTTTCTAATTGTTTCCATATAGGATAAAATTGTTTACATTCATTACAGTTATCTTTTGAATAATATAAAAGACTTGGTTTACATTTACCTTTTATTGCTCCCGAGAATTCTAACCATGCTTCTAGATTATTCAATTCCTTATTTTTCTTTTCTGCCTTTTTCTTTTGACTTGGGGTTGAACCAAAATTGTAGCGGTTTTTTCCTCCTTTTTCCATTACTTCTAAGAATTCTTTTTCGGTATGGGTACCATTACCTTTTGCCCCGATTCCTGTATAACAGATATAGTTATCATTTTTCGAACCTTGATTCATTTTCTTTTTTGTCCGTTTCTTCTTTGGTTGTTTCTTTTTTGTTCGTTTCTTCTTTGGTTGTTTCTTTTTTGTTCTTTTCTTTTTTGTTCTTTTCTTTCTTTTTGATGTATTGCTACTTCCTCCATCCAAATTCGCGGGTGTTCCTGGTGTTCCAGGTGTTCCAGGTGTTCCTGGTGTTCCTGGTGTTCCAGGTGTTCCTGGTGTTCCTGGTGTTCCTGGTGTTCCAGGTGTTCCCGAAGACTCCTCTCCAATATCGGATAGTCCACTGTCTTGATTCTATTCTCCCTCACCCATTCCTTCATCCTCATGATCAGTATTTAGTAATTGGGTCCATACGTCGAGGATGTCATCTGG